GAGGGTGACGGTAAGTCATGGTTCGAGCAACAGCCGGAAGCGGTACAAAAACAAATGATGGGTGCTGGTAAGTATGACGCGTGGAAGGCTGGCAAGTTTGACTTCAACCAATTATCAGCAATTCATAAAAATGATGTGTTTGGTGATATGCGCGGGGAAGCAACGCTAAAAAGTTTGTTGGGTGGTAATAGCGAGTTTGATTTAAGTGGAATTGATATGAATAATATCAAATCTTATGATGATTGGAGTAAAGTATTTAATAATGCAGTTCAAGGTGGAAACTATGACGTTTTGATGGGTGATGGTAAATATACAAACTTACAAAGAGTAAAGATTGGAAACTCTTATGTTTATTTTGATTCAGCATCAAAAAAAGGTGCTGAAATGTTGTCGTCAGATATAGCCGCATTTAAAAGAAACAATGGGGATGATGTATTTAATAAAATGTTTGCTAATACTCAAGAACTTGTGATAACTGGTAAACAAAGTGCAGAAACCGCGGTTGCCTGGAATAATGGAATGTCAATATTTAATAGTGGAAATGGGTTTAATTATGAAACACTTATCCATGAGCTTGGTCATAATGCAACAGCAAACAGCACTAAAATTATTAATGATTTTTATGAACTGACACAAAAAGGACTATTATCACCCACAAGTTATGGTCAAACAAAAGTGTTTGAAGATGTTGCCGAATCGTTTAGATTGTTTTTTATGGAACCAAAGAAAATGATGTATGACTATCAAGAGCGGTATCAACTTATTAGGAGCTTTTTATATGATTGAAACAATTTATCTAAATGACTCTAACAAAGTTGTGTCAAAAGACAAGGCAACAAAATACGAAAAAATAATCTATGATAAAAACAATAAAATGATATCAAGAGAATATGGAAGATTTGATAAACGAAAAGGATATAATGCAAACCCTGAATCTTTTACCAACAGGTGAAGGAACGATTATAAAAAAGAATAAATATGGATTTTTGGTGTTGATTGATGACAAGAAAATATTTATACATTATTCAGACACATTGAACGAATCAATATTTGACGATACTGAAACACCGCTGAAGGATTTGATCAGTGAACCTTAAAAATAGCACAAATGTCTAGAACACTTGTATTATTATAAATATTGTGGTATTGTATTGTTATTATAAATTTACGTCAACTTAGACGGTATAAATAAGGAGTTACGAAATGACAGAAGAAACAAAGACCGCAGCAAGCACCGAAGCAGTAAAGCCACTGGATGACCAAACGGAAGCCTCACCGGAAACAAAAGAGGGACGGACATTCACACAGGCAGAGTTGGACAAGATCATTACAGAACGTTTAGAGCGCGAATCGAAAAAGCGCAAAGAAGCCGAAGCCAAAGCACGGGAAGAAGCAGAACGTGACACATTAGCCAAAAACCAGGAGTGGGAAAAACTCGCTAAGAAACACGAAGCTGAACTACTTGAAGCACAAAATAGACTGAAAGAGCTTGAACTAAACGAACTACGCACAAAGGCGGCCGCGAAGTACCAACTCCCGCTTGAGATAGCGGCAAGATTACGTGGAGAAACACTGGAAGAACTCGAAAAAGACGCGGAGGAATTGAAAGCACTTATTCCAGAAGCGAAGTCTCAAGGCAAGCTTAACGCAACCGTTCCCGGCGGTGCTGGAAAGCCTGTTACGGAGACACGAGAACAAAAACTCAAACGTTTAGGACTTGCATAAAGTCCATATAGGAGACAAACAATATGTCAACAATTAATGCCTTTTCAACTGTCTCAACTTTAGCACCCGACATTCAGGAAGATGCGATTTTCGTAGTCCGTGAAGCCAGTCTGATGCAACAGCTTGTCACAGTTATGAATGATATGTCTGGGCTGAACCCGCGCAAGGGGTATCAATACAACCAGGCGTCCGCAAAGGACATCGCGGAAGAGGATGACCTGACCAGCTCAGCTTTCACCCCTTCGGTTGACCAGACTTTGACACCATCAGAAATAGGAGAGCAGTTCTTTGTTACTGATTCCCGTGTTGAGTCTGAATTACCAGAACAATGGCGCAATGATGCTGCCCAGGAATTGGGCTTAGCTGCACTGGATAAGATCGAAACTGATTTGATCGGTGAAATGGCTAATCTAACTGGTGGAACGATCGGGGCAGCCGGTACCGTTATCACCTGGGGTTATTTATCAGCTGCAATCGCAGTAGCACGCAACGCAAATAAAAACGCTGCTAAACCGCTTGTTGGTGTCATTCACGGTTATCAGTGGGCGGTACTCGCTAAGAGTGCAACAATCGCAGGCGCAACAGTGGCCGCAACCGCTCCGTCATTCCAGGATGCTGTTACCCGACAGGGTGGTTCTGGTGTATTGGTAGCAACTTTCATGGGTGTACCGTTCTATCAAGTGTACGCAGCTGCTGACAGTACCGATGACTTCACTGGTGGAGTTTTTCCGCGTGAAGCAATCGCGATTGACTGGAGACGTCAAATCCGAGTTGAAGCTGAAAGAGACGCTTCCCGCCGTGGCACTGAATTGAATATGAGCGGTGTTTATGCTCATGGTGTGTGGCGTCCTACTCGCGGCGTGAAAATGATCTTTGATGCAACCGCACCGACAAGCTAATAGGAGGCTAACATGGCAGGACAATTTGATGTAAATATCGTTCAGATCCCCGTCGTATTGACCGGGGCAACTGAAATTCCATTGCTCAAAGTGCCAACAACTGGTGGGGGTATCACCGTGCAATCAGTTTATATGATTAACGCTGGTACTACCGTGGCGCCGCGAGTTATTACCATGACCAATGTGGGAACACCTGCTTTGAGTGGTACTATCGCTTCATACTCTACCGCAGCCGGAACTATCACTGAATCAGCGACCATTCCAGCCGCTTTTGTCATCAGTGACGGTTGGGTTGATGGTGGGGAATGGATTGGATTTGACCAGGCTAGTGGCACCGTGCCGGCTGGGTCCTTCTTGTCAGTTGCTTATGTAACTGGAAGGTAAGAAGTGTATGGATGCGAGTGGATAGGTCGTTAACACCGAAAGCGGTTTACTCCAGCCGTTTCCACTCGCTTACCTGGAGTACGTGATAGGAGTACACGAAAATGAACATATTATGGATGAGCAACGCCCCTTGGGTTCCAACGGGCTACGGTAATCAAACAAAGTTATTCACACCACGTATCAATGCGCTTGACGAACACGAAGTAACAGTATTTGCGTTCTATGGTTTATCCGGTTCCGCGTTGAACTGGAACGGAATGAAGATATTACCGCACGGCTTGGATATGTACGGTCAAGACATTATGAGTGTTCACGCTAAGAACACAGGTTGTCAGGTCATTTTATCCTTGATTGATGCTTGGGTAGTGAAACCGAAGAACATAATCCACCAGGATATAAGGTGGATTCCATGGTTCCCGGTTGATAGCGAACCGCTACCCGTTCCCGTTGGTGACACAGTAGCACAAGCATACAAGCGCATTGTATTCAGCCGCTTTGCTGAACGAATGGTCAATCAGCGCGGCATGGATTGTTATTACATTCCTCATGGTGTAGAGACTAAAGTATTCAGACCACTCAATAATAAAGCAGAATTGCGCGAAAAGTACGGGCTACCGAAGGATAAATACATTATAGGGATGGTAGCAGCCAACAAAGGCAATCCACCGCGCAAAGCTTTCTTTGCACAATTCCAGGCGTTCGCTGAATTTAAGAAACGACATGATGACGCTTTTTTGTATCTGCATACCACCCGCGGAGAACATGGGGAATATGAAGGTATCAACATACCTGCTTACATGTCATTCTTAGGCTTGAAAGAACATCAAGATTATAAAATAGCCGACCAATACACATTGCTAACAGGCAATTACGGAGACGAGCAAATGGTTGAATTGTACAACTGTATGGATGTTCACATGCTTGTTTCAATGGGTGAAGGATTTGGTATTCCGATATTAGAAGCTCAAGCGTGTGGTGTTCCCGTCATCGTTGGTGATTGGACTGCAATGAGCGAGTTGTGCTTTGGTGGTTGGAAGGTGGAGAAAAAAGACGCTGAGTTGTTCTATACTAACCTGGTAGCACACCAATACAACCCACACATGCGCGGTGTGTTAGATAAGTTAGAACAGGCGTATGAGGTAAGGGGTAACACACTATACAGCGAGAACGCACGCAAGGGCGCGTTAGCTTATGACGTGGATAGAATTGTAGAGAAATACTGGAAGCCTATTCTGAAAGAAATAGAAGATAGTTTACCAGAACCGATAGAAGCAAAGATGCGCAAGCACAACTGGTCTAACACG